TGACTTTGATGAAGATGATGACGAGGAATACTACGAGGAATGAGACTAACTTACGACAAAATGCCTACAATCCAACCAGTACCTATTCGTACTAAAGGACGAGGGTTCTTTACAGCAATATGGGTCTGGCTTACTAATAGTAGAAAATGGATAGTAGCCCGAGACTGGCACTTTATGGTAAATGGAGCTGGATACGTTATTCCAGCAGGATTTAAGTTTGACGGAGCCTCTATACCCCGAGCCTTCTGGTTTTTACTAAATCCTATCGGCTTACTACTAATACCAGGCCTTATACATGATTACGCTTACGCAAACGAATGCTTACTTAAAACCGATGGAATTACTAAAGGTATTAAGATGAGTCAAAAAGAATGTGACAGACTATTTAGGGAAGCGGCTATACAAGTAAACGGTTTTAAGTTTATTAACTACTGCGCATGGTTTACCCTAGTCTGTTTTGGATTTCTAGCTTTCAGAAAACACAGGAGACGTGGGAGATAACATATGCCAAAAGGCAGAGGTACATATGGTTCAAGACGTGGGCGACCTAAGAAGAAGCCTAAGAAGCGAGGCAAGAAATGCCTATAAAAAGAAGAGCTAAGGCTAAGACCAAGAAGTCTTCTAGATTAAAGAGAGTAGGTGTCTCAGGTTACAATAAACCTAAGCGTACTCCTAAGCACCGTACCAAGTCCCATGTCGTTGTGGCAAAAGTAGGAACCAAAGTCAAGACTATACGATTTGGACAACAAGGTGTAACAGGAGCTGGAAAGAATCCTAAATCAGCAGCTCAGAAAGCGAGAAGGGCTTCATTTAAAGCTCGACACGCTAAGAACATCGCTAGAGGCAAAATGTCGGCAGCGTACTGGGCTAATAAGGTAAAGTGGTAAAAAGATGAACGATACAACAAGAAATGAAGTACAAGTAGACTTAGACAAGTATCAAGAAATGCTACGGAAGATAGATGAGTTGGAGGACGCTGCGGCAGCAGGTCCTGCACCCGCAGAGGCCCCGGCTAAGTATGCTGGTGTCAAAGCACTTGCTTCTGCTATCGATAGCTGGAGAATCTTCCCTAGGGTTTTCATCTCTACTTATATTTACCTACTCTATATGAGTGCAACATGGTTTATGGCTTTAGACGCTCCTACTATGGAGCAGGCTGGATTAATATCAGTTATAGTCGGAGCGGGGGCAGCATGGTTCGGTTTATACTCAAACTCTGGATCGCCCAAGTAGCATTACTATTAGTTAGCTGCGCGGCGCTACCAGAAGTCGAAATTAGTATTAATGAGCCTGTACCTACGTGTATAGGGGCTCCTTATCGTTCTATACGAACTGCAGATCAATTTAAATACAACGTTAGGTGTTATTAATAAATGGCGATACAAGTTAGTCGGAAAGATATAACCTCCGATGAAATATTAGACTTAAATCCTGAAACTCGGTTTCTTAAACTACCTGTGTCTCCTTATCTGGAGATGTTAGGTATAGATCCTCTAGCGTCTCAGATCGCCATCATTAATGCGATAAATAATCCTAAGTATAGGTTTATATGTGCTGCTCTATCTCGACGCCAGGGAAAGACATACATAGCCAACATAATCGGTCAGCTAGTATCACTAGTTCCGAACTCTAACATCCTTATCATCTCCCCCAACTATGCACTATCCCAAATCTCCTTTGACTTGCAGAGAAACCTTATCAAGCACTTTGATTTGGAAGTTAAGCGAGATAATGCGAAAGATAAAATTATTGAGTTAAGTAATGGCTCGACAGTTCGTATGGGATCTATAAACCAGGTGGACTCAACGGTTGGTCGATCTTATGACTTAATCATATTTGACGAAGCGGCGCTATCTGGAGACGGACGCGATGCTTTCAACGTAGCACTACGTCCTACACTAGATAAGTCTAACTCTAAAGCAATTTTCGTGTCTACTCCTCGTGGTAAGAGTAATTGGTTCGCAGAATTCTATGATCGCGGCTATAACGATCAATTTCCAGAATGGGCATCTATTAAAGCTACATACCATGATAATCCTCGTATGAGTCAATCAGACATTGATGAAGCTAGAAATACAATGAGCGATGCAGAATTTAGACAAGAGTACGAAGCTGACTTTAATACTTACGAAGGTCAGATTTGGAAATTCAATGCAGAGACTAGTACCGCAGACTTAAGAAGCATGGATACATCTAAGATGGATATGATAGCCGGGATGGACGTAGGCTATAGAGACCCAACTGCATTTTGCGTATTAGGTTATGATTGGGATACTGAAAAATTCTATGTTTTTGACGAATACCTGGATGCCGAGCGCACTACTGACAAGCACGCTGCTGAGATACAGAAGCTAATAAAGAAGTGGGATATAGACTACATTTATATAGACTCTGCGGCGCAACAGACTCGCTTCGACTTCGCGCAAAATTTTGACATATCAACTATAAACGCAAAAAAATCTTTGACCGATGGAATTGGACATATCGCTTCCATTATTGATAACAGTAATTTAATTGTGGACCAGAGATGTGAACATACCTTGAGATGCCTAGACCAGTATCAGTGGGATCCAAATCCTAATTTGGTACGAGAGAAGCCTAAACATAATTTTGCTTCGCATATGGCAGATGCCTTGAGATATGGGATATATTCTTTCGAAACTGTATCTAGCGGGTTCTGAAGTCACATGGCAAAAAAAGTATTTGACTTAAATCCTCAACTTCGATATAATTTGGTAATAAAGTAATGATAGAGCTAAAAAGAGATCTGGTAAAATATATCAGAGATAGAGCGAAATCAAAGTATAAAAAAGGCACTGAATGTTACATTTGTGGTGAAATGGCTAATTTAGACTTTCACCATTTTTACAGTCTGAGTCCTTTACTATATAAATGGGTTAAAACACATAAAAAGAAGCCTGAAGATGTTTTAGACTTCAGGGATGAGTTTATACAAGAGCACTCGGCAGAACTCTACGAACATACAACTACGCTATGCCATGCGCACCATTTAAAGCTTCATTCTATATACGGCAAAGACCCTTCACTGGCAACCGCTAAGAAGCAGAAGAACTGGGTAGAAATACAGAGAACTAAACATGGCTTGGTATGATAGATTATTAGGAAGGGATGTAGAAGAGAAACTGAATCCCGCTCAGGAGTTTTATGAAAATAAAACTACTAGTAGCCGTGAGCCTATTACTCAATACAAGAGAGCTTACGAAGAATTAGAGATAGTAAATCGTGGCGTCAATATGATAGTTGACGATACGGCTGAGATCAGAACAAAAGTCGGTACTGCTATTAAAGGTAGGAGTATTGTTAAAAACATTAAAAGAGCGAAAGTTGATCTTTTAATAAACCAAGAGCCGAATCCGTTTCAAGACATAAACACATTCCGCCGAAACTTGGTTATAGATTTTATACTAGATGGCAATATTTTTGTCTACTATGATGGCGTTCACTTATATCATCTTCCATCGGACAAGATGACGATTAATGCAAGTGAATCCACTTATATAGAAAGTTACACGTTTCAAAGAGACATTGTATATAAGCCTTCAGAAATTATTCATATTAAAGAGAATTCGTTCTTTTCTATATACCGAGGGGTGCCTAGACTAAGCCCTGCATTGCGTACAATGCAATTGATGACAAGTATGAGAAAGTTTCAAGATAACTTTTTCAAAAATGGGGCAGTTCCTGGCTTGGTACTAAAAAGCCCTAATACTTTATCTGAGAAGATTAAAGAGAGGATGCTTCAGTCTTGGAGTACTAGGTATCGACCTGACGCAGGCGGCCGAAGACCTTTAATTCTGGATGGTGGTCTCGAAGTAGATTCGATCTCAAACGTAAACTTTAAAGAATTAGATTTTCAGAGTTCCATAACAGAGAATGAGAGAATCATACTTAAATCTCTAGGAGTGCCACCAATACTTTTAGACTCAGGAAATAATGCAAATATACGACCTAATATGAGGTTGTACTACTTAGAGACTATATTACCTATAGTACGAAAGATAAACTTTGCATATGAAAGATTTTTCGGATTTCAACTAGAAGAAGATGTAACGAACATTCCAGCGTTACAGCCAGAATTGAGAGATCAATCTGCATATTATGCTTCTCTAGTAAATGGTGGAATTATTACACCTAATGAAGCAAGAGACGCGATAGGGTTTGACCCTATTGAAGGTAATGACGAGTTGCGAGTTCCAGCAAACATAGCAGGAAGCGCATCAAATCCAGACGAAGGCGGTAGACCAGCACAGGAAGAAGAAGCTTCCGTACCTACTGAAGGGGCAGCAAACGATGAGTAGTATGCAAAAGAAAAAAATGTTATCAACTTTGTCCGACTATTACATTAAGAAGGGGAAAGTATTTGAATCTTCTGTAGAGTATAGTAGGCAGTCTGACATTCCTTATTCAATTAAAGATATAAAGAAAGTTATGGGTGGGTGGAGTATGTTGTTTAAGTACCTAAATTCTGAGTACCCAAATATTAATAAAGATTGTAGCAGTAAGGGCGAAACTAAAGTTGCTCCGGTAAAGACTAAGACCGAAGCTCCTAAACCTGCCAAGCCTAGTATGAGCAGCATAAAACTTACTACTGGACGGAATGAAACGAATGAATAAAATTTTTAATATAACTTCTACTTTTAAGTCCCACGAGCAGGATGATGGTAGTGTAAAAATACGGGGCATGGCAAGTACTGCAGATTTCGATAGAGCTGGAGACAGCATCAAGGCAGACGCTTGGGGTAAAGGT